CTCCCCGATCGTCCAGATTGGAGCAGATCGTGCCAAGTGATGGCCCATTGACGCGGGCGGTGGCGAATGCGCTCAAGGTCGCCGAGATCCCGGCTCGCGATGCTGGCGTAGCTCAACTCGCACGGCGATACGCGCAACTCCTCGACGACGCTCGGGGTGATCTGGGTGAGTCTGAGGTGTACGACCGGCTCGGCCCGAAGCTGCTGGCGGCGCTGACCGCCCTCGGGATGACCGCGGCCGGGCGCGGCGCGAAGGGCGGTGGTACCGGTGTCCCTGCTGTCGCTTCCCCACTCGATGAACTCCGTGCTCGACGTCAGCAACGTGCGCGGGTCGACGGAGCCTAGGCTCTGGACGCCACCACTCCGACCGTTGACGCCGGAGACCAGCATCGGCTTCGAGCAGATCGAGTTCGCCCGCGACGTGCTGAACCATCCGCTCGACCCGTGGCAGGAGTGGCTGGTTATCCACGCCGGTGAACTCCTCGCCGATGGGTCGCCGCGCTTCTCCACGGTGCTGGTTCTCGTCGCGAGACAGAACGGCAAGACGGAAGTGCTCGTTGTTCTCAGCTTATTCTGGCTTTTTGTCGAGCGGGTGCCGCTCGTGCTCGGAACCTCGACGAAGCTCGACTACGCCAAGGAGTCGTGGCGCAAGGCGGTCAAGCTCGCCCGGGGTGTGCCCGACCTCGCGGCGGAGATCCCCGCCCGGGGTGGCGTTCGCGAGACCAACGGCGAGCAGGAGCTGTCCACGCTGGACGACAACCGGTACAAGATCGCGGCCAGCAACGCGGAGGGCGGCCGGTCGCTGTCGATCGACCGGCTGATCCTCGACGAACTCCGCCAGCACCACTCCTACGAGGCGTGGGACGCGCTGGAGCCAACCACGTCCGCGCGGCCGGGGTCGCAGATCTGGGCGCTGTCCAACGCCGGCTCGGACAAGTCGATCGTGCTCAACGACGTCCGGGCGCAGGCACTCGCGTCGATCGAGGCGGGCGAACCGACCGACCTCGGTCTGTTCGAATGGTCAGCCGATGAAGGTGCCGATCCGCTCGACCTGGCTGCGCTGGCGCAGGCCAACCCGAATCTGGGCATCCGTAAGGACGCCAAGAAGTTGTTGGCCAATGCCCAGCGCGCCGTGGCCAGCGGAGGCGAGGCGTTGAGCGGCTTCATGACCGAGTCCATGTGTATCCGCGTGCGGCAGCTCGACCCGGCCATCGACCCCGGCGCGTGGCGACGCTGCCTCAACCCCGGTGACCTGTCCGCCGCGCGGTCGCGGGTGGCGTGCTGCCTGGACATCGCGCCGGACGGTCTACACGCGACGCTGGCCGCTGCCGCAGTCCTCCCCGGTGGTCGGGTCAGGGTCGAGATCGTGGCCGCGTGGGAGGGGCTCACGGCCACCGACAAGCTCCGTCAGGAGCTGCCCCGCCTCCTGGCTCGCGTCCGACCCCAGGTCCTTGGCTGGCTGCCCGCAGGACCAGCCGCCGTCCTCGCCGCCGACCTGAAGTCCCGCCCCGGCTGGCCGCCATCGGGCACGGAGGTGGCGGAGATCCGTGGCGAGGTCACCGCCGTGACGATGGGTTTCGCCGAGCAGGTCCAGGCCGAGCAGATCGCGCACAGCGGGGACCCGCTGCTCGACGCCCACGTTGGTGGTGCCGAGCGGCTCAGGCGTGGGGACGCGTGGGTGTTCAGCCGAAAGGGCGAGGGCCACTGCGACGCGGCCTACGCCGCCGCTGGCGCGGTTCACCTCGCTCGGACGTTGCCCGCGCCCGTAGGCCGTCCGAGGCTCGTAGTCGCTGACTGACGACTCAGGAACTCCTGAGTTATGACTCAGTTTGGTGCTGGTCACGAAACTGCGAACGCCGTACGCTGTTTTGTGTGAGCTTGTGGACGCGCGTGGCTGGGCTGTTCCGCCCGCCCGTGGCCACGTTCAGCTCGCCGTACAAGCCGGTCGATCTGATGTTCGCGGAGATGGCGCAGGCATCCGGGACGGTGAGCCGGACCGAGGCACTGTCGGTCCCCGCCGTTCAGCGGGGCCGGAACTTGCTGTGCTCCATCGCGACCTTGCCACTCCAGCAGATCGGCCCCGATCGCTCCGTGGTCCGCAGCCCGCTGTTGGAGCAGATCGACCCCGACGTACCGAACGTCGTCACGCTGTCCCAGACCGTTGAGGACTTGCTGTTCGTCGGGGTCAGCTGGTGGCGGATAACCGGGTTCGACTTCGCCGGGTACCCGATGACCGCCCGCCACCTTGACCCGGCCACCGTTTCGGTCGAGCCACCGCAAGGGCGCACCTCCGCGCCACTTCCGTCGGGCCTCGACCCGCGCCAAGGCGTCGTGTGGGTCGACGGTAAGCCCGTCGGTGCCGCCGAGATGATCCGGTTCGACAGCCCCAACCCGGCGGTCCTGACCGTGGGCGGTCGGGCCATTCGCCGGGCCATCTTGCTCGACCGCGCCGCCGCGATGTACGCGGACGATCCCCGCCCGCTCGACTACTTCAGTCCGGCCGATGGAGCCGATGAGGTCGACGACGACGAGGTCAAGGAAATCCTCGCCAAGTGGAAGGCCGCCCGTAAGCGACGCTCGACGGCATGGGTGCCATCGGCCCTCAAATACAACACGGTGGACAGTCCGAGCCCCGCCGACCTCCAGCTCGCCGAGCTTCAGAAGCAGGCCGGCTTGGACATCGCAAACGCGCTTGGTGTCGACCCGGAAGAGCTGGGGATCTCGACGACCAGCCGCACCTACTCCAACGCGGTCGACCGGCGCCGTGACCGGATCAACGACGTCCTCGCCCCGTACATGCGGGCCATCACCGACCGCCTGTCGATGGGCGACGTGACGCGGCGCGGTTACTCGGTCCGCTTCGACCTCACCGACTACCTGAAGAGCAACCCCACGGAGCAGATCAACGTGCTGAAGACTGCCAAGGACGCCGGGGCGATCGACGCGGAGGAGATCCGCGCCGCGTTGGGCCTCCCGGCTGGTGCCCCGTCCGAGCCCGAGCCAACTCCCGAGTCCGAGCCGACCCAAGAGGCGGAGGCCGAGGTCGAGCCGGAGTCGGTCGACGCGTCCCGTCGCCCGGTGCTGACATTCGGCACCGCCTCGTACCGCTTCGTCGATCTTCCACTTGAGACGTTCAAGGTCGATGCCGAGACCCGCACTATCGAAGGTCTGGCGCTGCCCTACGGCAAGCAGGCCGGCAAGTACGGCGGCATCCGGTTCGAGAAGGGCGCGCTCAAGTTCACCGACGTCGGCCGCGTCAAGCTGCTGCGCGATCACGGTGAGGCGATCGGCGTCGCCGTCAAGCTCACCGACTCGACCGCCGGTTTCGTGGCGCGGTTCAAGGTTGCCCGCGGAGCTGCCGGCGACGAGGCGCTGAGCCTCGCAGAGGACGGCGTGCTCGATGGCCTAAGCGTCGGCGTCGACTTCGACGAGGCCACGGACACCATCCCCGACCCACGACACAAGGGCGGCACGCTCGTGCGCCGCGCTGACCTCCGCGAGGTGTCGCTGACCGCGATGCCCGCATTCGACGACGCCCGCGTGACCAAGGTGGCCGCGAGCCGAACAACTGAGGAGAATCCGATGCCCGATGAGACCACGGTCGCCGAGACCGCTCCGGCCGTGGTGCCGGGCGCTGGCGGCCTGACCCTCTCCGACGAGCAAGCGACCGCCCTGCTCGCCCTCGTCCAAGCCAAGGACGAGCGCCAGGTCGTGAACCCCACCCGACCGACTCAGGCCGTCGTAACGCGGGAGGCGCTCCCCTACCGATTCGACCGTGGCGGCAACTTCGCGCCGGTTGGTCCGGGCGAGCACATCTTCTCCGCCGACCTGCACGAGATGGCCCTGCTGGGCGACATCTACGGCGACCGGTCCGACGCTGGCAAGCGCGTCATGGAGCTGATGCGTCGGACGTTCGTCATCTCAACCGACATCGACGAGCTGAACCCGACCGTGCAGCGGCCGGACATGTACGTGGACCAGCGCGACTACCGGTACCCGATTTTCGGCAGCATCGACCGGGGCGCGCCCCCCAACGGTGTGCAGCCGTTCGCGTTCCCGAAGTTCTCCAGCGCATCGGGCCTCGTCGGCGACCACGTGGAAGGCACCGAGCCGACCGCGGGCACGTTCGTAACCACCTCCCAGACCGTCACCCCGACCGCCCTTTCCGGAAAGGCGCGGCTTACCCGCGAGATCTGGGACATGGGCGGCAACCCGGCCGTGTCGACGCTGATCTTCAACCAG